CTAATATTTGGGGACCTCCTAAAATGAAACCTGAATGGGAAGCTTATCAGAAAACCTTAGCCAATATGGCTGAGCCTGCCAAACCATTTCCTATTGATCTGTTAACTGTTGCTGTCAAAGATTATAAGGAACCTCTCGTAGATCTTATCAAACGAGAACTATTTTGGCAGAAAATGAAACCTTTGTCACATTTGCAGACTATTAATGGAATTGTTGCATGTAAATTTATTGATTCTATGACTTCTAGTACATCTATTGGATATCCTTTGTCTGGAGCTAAAAGCAATTATTTTGTTGAACTTGAACCGGATGAGGAATTTCCTTGTAAAAGAGATTTCGTACCAGAAATATTAGATGAAATCAAACGTGTGGGTGATCTGTATAAATTAGGTTTTAGAGCCTACAATATTGCCAAGGCTTGCAAGAAAGATGAAGTATTGCCTATGGCTAAAGGAAAATGCCGTATTTTCTATGCAAATGGTATTGCCCAAACCTATTGGGTGCGTCGTTTGTTTTTACCTATAATTCGTTTCCTCCAGATGAATCCTATTCTAGCTGAATGTGCAGTTGGTATTAATTGTCATTCCGATGAATGGGAGCAACTTATTTCTGCTCTGGAGAAATTTGGAGATAAGAACTGGATTGCAGGTGATTATAGTAAATATGATCAGCGTTTGCCTAGTCAAGTGTTGTTGGCTTCCTTTCGCATTCTTATTGATTTAGCTAAAGAATGCAATTATAGTGAGCAAGATATTATTATGATGGAAGCAATGGCTGGTGATGTTGTGTATTCACTCATTGCTTTCAATGGAGATCTTATTGAACTTTTGTGTGGATCTCATATTTCTGGTAATTCACTCACTGTGATTTTGAATGGAATGTGTGGAAGTATTAACTTACGTTGTGCTTTCTACACTTTTTACCCTACAAATGAAGCTAGTTTTAGTACTCGCAAGAAATTTCGTGAGTATGCCAGCATGGTTACGTATGGTGACGACAATGCTGGTACTGCTAGCCCTGAAGTTCCGTTGTTCAATATTAAGAATATTTCTTCTTTTCTTGAAAAGTACGGACAAATTTACACGATGCCCGATAAAGAGAGTGAGTTAGCTGAACGAATGAATCAAGAAGATGTTGAATTCTTGAAGCGTAGATCTAGTTATCTCCCTGAATTGGGTGTTCGCGTGGGTGCTCTCGATGAGCAATCCATTTTTAAAAGTCTTCACTGCGTTACTTATGGAAAACGCAGTCCTGTTACTTTGAAAGAAATTTCAGCCATGAATATTGATGGTGCTCTTCGTGAGTGGTTTAATCATGGTCGAGAAGTTTATGAAAAGCGACAAACCCAGATGCTTGCTGTTGCGCGAGCAGCTGGTCTGGAGTTCACTTGTACCGAACTGAATCTTTCTTTTGATGATAGAATTCAAAAATGGATACAATTGTACCGCCCAGAAACAATCAATTTTGGTTCTGATGAGTGAACCTTGGGATGTACATTCCCCTAAAACCGACTTATTATATGTGTATTGGTTTACCATGCAAGTTAGA